ATTAATAACTCATCATTGTTTGGCGCACCTCAGATGCGCCAATGGTTCTTCCCTCAAGAATTGGCTTAATAGCCGGATGTCTTATATTCCTATTATAAGTGTGTGAGTATCGTTTGTCAAATGGTTTGTTTATAAATTTTTCAAAATAATTATGAATAGCAAGATAATCACCAGTCGAATCAATATATCTCAAGACGTCATTAATGAATCGGGCGCGGTCATAAATGCTTAATTCGGGCTTCTCTTCTGACAGTCTTATATTCATGTAAAGTTTAGCGAAATATGTTAGTCCGTATTGTTCTATAATCTGTTGTCTTGTGTATGTTGGCGGAATAATTACTCTATTAATAACTTTTTTGTTGCATATGATTTGTTTTTTAAATCTTTTTCTTTTTACTTGATTGTACAACCTTAAAAGGTCGGCCGG